TTCATCAAGTTATACTGATGATAGTGATCTCAATGCATTCTTAGGTTTCCAATTATTAGACTATGTTGAAGTCGAAATTGGAGGTCAAGTTATCGATAAACAATATGGTGAATGGATGGCTGTATGGTGTGATTTAACACATACTTTAGACCAAGCATTAATGTTAAGTCAAATGTTAGATGGTGCAGATGAAGATGATACTACATTAGACCGATTATATATTCCTTTACAATTCTGGTTCTGTCGTAATCCAGGTTTAGCATTACCATTAATCGCTTTACAATATCATGAAGTTAAGATTAATGTTCAATTTGTCTCAACTACTCCTTCAATTATATCACCTTTTAATGGATCAACATTACAAAATACTACTGTATGGGCTGATTATATCTTTTTAGATACAGATGAACGTCGTCGTTTTGCTCAAGTATCACATGAATATTTAATTGAACAAGTTCAATACTCAAATGCTTTAACTATTCCAACTGCAGCTGTTACTACTCAACAAGAATTACGCTTTAATCATCCTGTTAAAGAATTAGTTTGGTTAGTTGATGAAACACCAACCGAAATACCATTCAATACATATACTTCTTGTAAAGATGCATTATTACAATTAAACGGCCAAGACCGATTTAAACGTCGTTCAGGTGATTATTTCACTAAAGTTCAACGTTACGAACATCACACCGGTGCTGGTCGTTCAGTTGCAACTAAAGGATTTGCTGTAGGCAGTGGTAACCCAGAATTCAATGGTACATCAGTTTTAGATGCAACACACGTCTATTCATTTGCTCTTAAACCAGAAGAACATCAACCATCAGGTACTTGTAACTTCAGTCGTATCGATAATGCTGTATTAAACTTATCATTCGATAGTTCAAACACTTTACAAAGTGGTGCTGTCTTAAAAGTCTATGCAGTCAACTACAATGTATTACGTATTATGAGTGGTATGGGTGGTTTAGCATACTCTAACTAAAAAGTTTATTCATATGTTATTTTCATATTATATAAGATGTAAATAACAAGTATAAAATAAAATATATTTAAAATATAAGTTATACTATATCGTAAAAATGACAGGAAGTTTAATGCAATTAGTCGCTTATGGCGCTCAAGATACATATTTAACAGGAAATCCTCAAATAACTTTCTTTAAAGTCGTTTATAAGAGACATACAAACTTTGCTATGGAATCTATTTCACAAACAATGAACGGAACCATTGGATTAGGAAATACTTTTAGTTGTATATTAGGTCGTAATGGTGATTTAGTTCATCGAATATATATGGAAATGACATTTAATCAAGATATTAGTAATGCTTGGCGTGTAGGACATCAAGTTATAGATAATGTAGAAATAGAAATTGGAGGACAAATTGTCGATAGACATTATGGAGAATGGATGGATATTTGGACACAATTAACACATACCGAAGCTAATTGGCTGAAATTAGATAGAATGATCAGTGGTTCATTAAAGGATAGTAATAATCCAAATTATACCAAAGTATATGTTCCTTTACATTTTTGGTTTTGTAGAAATCCGGGTTTAGCATTACCTCTAGTTGCACTACAATATCACGAAGTTAAAATTAATATTCAATTAAATAATTCATTTTTAATTAATAATAATGGATCTTTACAACAATCAAACGCTCAACTATTATATTGTGATGTATATGCAGATTATATATATCTAGATACGGATGAACGCCGTAGGTTTGCACAAATATCACATGAATATTTAATAGAACAAGTCCAATATTCTAATGGTATATCTATATCACCAAATTCGTCTGCATCAAATAAACTATTTTTAAATCATCCCGTTAAAGAAATTGTTTGGGTTACTAAAGATAATAGTGGAACTAGACATCCATTCGATTTTTGGGCATCTGAAAATTCATTATTAGATAATACAATAATAGCCCAAATACAATTAAACGGTCAAGATAGATTCCAAAAAAGAGATGGTAGTTATTTTAGATTAGTTCAACCTTATCAACATCATACCGGCAGTCATAATCAACAAGCGAGTAGTCCATCTACAAATACACCACCACTAGGAGGATTTTATGTGTATAGTTTTGCATTAAATCCTGAAGAACATCAACCAAGTGGAACTTGTAATTTTTCAAGAATAGATAATGGTATATTAGAATTTCAAACAGGTAGTAGTGCAAGAGTTTTACATTATTACGCCGTAAATTATAATTTATTAAGAATAATGAGTGGAATGGCGGGTGTTGCATTTTCTAATTAAAACGCGTTTTTTATTAAATTTTTCATATTTAAATATAAAATATGACGAATTATAGTGTTATAATTACTTAAAGATATTATATATACTATCATCTATAGATTACTAATATTCAAAATGGCTAAAAAACAATTAACTACTACTCAACAATCCGCTACTCCTGTAGCATCAACCCAACAATCCACACCTGCACCTGTTCAACAAGCAGCAACTACTCCTGCTCCAGAAAAGAAGGCACGTGCTCCATCAAAGAAGGCAGAACCAGCAACATCCCAACAATCATCTACTCCTGCATCTGCTCCTACTCAACAAGTAGCAGCTACTACTACTCCTGCTCCTGCTGAAAAGAAAGCACGTGCATCATCAAAGAAAGCTGAAAAGCAAGAAAGTACCCCTGCTCAAGCTGCTCCGGTTTCATCACAAAGTTTAACTGAAGCATCAACCGAACAATCACACGAAGAACAACAAACCGTAGAAAGTTTATTCCAATCATTAGCATCACAAGTAGAAGCATTAATGGAAACTCAAAAGACCTTATTAACTACTTTACGTCGTGCAGTTAAATTATATAATCGTGAAAGTCGTGAAATGGCTCGTACTAATGCTCGTCTTGCTGCTAAACGTGCTCGTCGTCAAGGTGGCGATGGTACAAAGCGCGCTCCATCAGGTTTCCAAATTCCAAGTAGTATTTCAGATGCTTTATGTGACTTTCTAGGTGTTCCACATGGTACAAAGAAATCACGTAACGAAGTTACTAAACAAATTAACGCTTATATTCGTGAAAAGAATTTACAAGTTCAAGAAAATCGTCGTAGTTTCGTCCCTGACAATAAATTAAGTGCTATTTTAGGCAAATTACAAGATGTAGATGCTTCATCAGGTTTCACTTATTTCAATTTACAACGTTATATCTCACGTCATTTCACTCCAAATACTCCTGCAACCGCATCATCATCTCAATAAATTATTATTAAATAATTATATACTATCGTATTATATAATCATTTAATCCTTTTACTATTTATGATATAATATATATGAATTTATTAATTTATTATGTATATAATAATACATATTATTACTATATATTTATTGATTATTTTAAAAAAAATTTGATTAATTATTATTTAAAGTTATAATAATTATTATAAGCAAGATGTCTTCAACTAATATTAATTCAAGCAATATGAATACTCAATCAGGTAATATTTATCGCGCAAATACTATTGATTTTTCAAAGTTCAATTTTAGTGAACCTACAGCAAATAAACATGGCGGTCGTTCAAGTAGAGTTAAATATGCAGGACAAGATTTCTATATTCAAACTCCTCGTATGAGATTACCATATGGTTTAGGTAAATGGGTAGATACAACTAATCCAGATAAAGTCAAATATTCTATTGACTTTTCTTTAGCAGGTTATAATAAATCAAAATCAGAAGAATATAATGAACGAATTAGTGAATTCTTCGAATTCTTAAATGAATTACAAAAAACTATGATTGATACAGGTGTTAAAAATGCTATTAGTTGGTTCGGAAAACCAACTGAAACCGTTCGTAAAAGTATCGAAAATGATCCTGATACTTATGTTCGTGATTTAATTAAATATGCTAAAGATAAACAAACTAAACAAATTACCGATAAATATCCTCCTACTTTTAAAGCTAGAGTTCCAACATGGGAAAATAAGTTCCTTCTTAAAGCTTATGATGATAATGGTAAAGATATTACCGATTTTGAAACATCATTCGTTAAAGGAACTGAAGCAGTCGCTATTCTTAAATTAAAAGCAGTCACATTCCAAGGTAAAATCGCAGGTCTAACTTTCGATATTGTACAAATTAAATTATATCGTCCCGCAGGTATTCCTGATTATGCATTCATCGATGACGATAATGATAAAAAACCTATTCGTAAATCTCCTTCTATGGATGAAGATGATAATGAATCAAAACAAGGTTATTCTAATAATGTCGATGATAGTGATGATGATGATAATAATGTCGTATCTAAAGATGAATTAGATGATGATCTAGATAATGTAGATGAAGAAGATGAAGAAGAAGATGAAAGACCACCTACTCCTCCTCCTGCATCTAAAAAAACAACTAAAAAAACAACATCATCTTCAACTACCGAAGTTAAACCAAAAAAGAAATAAGTAATCACTATAATATTTGCTAAACAAATTAATCATATAATATAATTTATTATTATACGATTAATCTTTTTTTTATTTTATTATATTATAAAATGCCTAAATTATTAAAAGGTGGATTTCCATTTAATAGTACGAGTGATGAAATCGCTCAAAATGCACCAATATATAAAAGAAATATGATAATTATTTTAGGTATATTATTAATAATACTAATAGTATTTATTGTTAAATTCGGTTTCGGACGTGGTTTGCTTTACTTTGTAGGTGGAATATTTTTAATAGCTATAATAGTTGCAATAGTATTGTATTTAAAAAATAAATTTTTTGGAAATACTACCGTATATCAACCTCCCATCTGATTAATTCATAAAATATATTCATATATTATTAAAAATATCTAATATATGTAAAATATTTATATATATTAAATATCATGATACGTAATTATCGTATCCTTAATAAAATAGGTTCAGGCTCATATTCTACCGTATATAAAGCTGAAAATATTTCAAATAATAAAATTTATGCACTTAAAGACATTTTCCTTCACAATCTTTCTGATAAAGAAAAAGAACAATTAGTTATGGAAGTTTGTATCCAAAAATGTAATACTAATCCTTTTATTATTAAATATATCGATTCTTTTATTATTGATGAACACGTATATATTGTTTCTGAATATGCTGAAAATGGTGACCTACAATCTTTAATTAATAATTATAAAAAAAATAATAAATATTTTAATAATTCATTCATTTCTAAAACTATTATTCAAATATCCATCGGTCTATCTTATTTACATAAATATAATATCGTTCATAGAGACCTTAAACCTTCTAACATCTTCTATGATAATAATTGGGACGTTAAAATTGGTGACCTCGGAATCGCTAAATTTTTCCCAGATAATAATTTAATGCATTCTTGTATAGGTAGTCCTCTATATATGAGTCCCGAAACATTCTCCGACAAAGGTTATAATGAATTAACAGATATTTGGTCTTTAGGTTGTATTCTATATAATATTTTAACTTTAGATCCTCCTTTTAATGCTACTAATCTACTAAAATTAGCATATATTATTAATAATGAAAATGTTAAGTCTATACCTAATAATATATTATACTATAATGAATGGCAAAATATTATAAATTCATTATTAAATAAAAAAATAGATAATAGACCATCAGCTATTAATATTGCACATAATAAATTCCTAATTAAATTATCAGGTATTAATATCAACTATATTAATAATATTATTAATAAATCTAACCTAATCCAAGAAAATATTAAAAATATTTATTCCGATATATCATCTAGCTCTATCGATAATAAATTATCTAAAATTAATGAATTTCATCTTAAATATTCTATCACTTTACCTCCTCTCAAATTTAATAAATTTAAAAGATATAGTGATTCCGCTTTATATAAATTATCTTCTCTATCTAATCGATATAATGACCTATCATATAATATATTACCATCTCTATCTCACCGATAAAATATTATATTTTAATATATTATAAAGATGTATAAGTTATATAAAGGAGGCTTTGACCCTGATTATCAAGAAATTTTATTCAAATCTTTAGTAATTATTGCAGCCATTTTTATAGTCTATTTAATAAGTTATATCGTTAGTTATATGGGATTTAAAGTATATATTGGTATTTCGATCACTTTTGCAACAATATATATTATTTATATGATTTATCGTAAATATACCGAATAAATTTGTAAATTATATTATTATCTTAATAATATAATCTATTTCTATTTTATTTTCGTCTCATTACCCTATTACGTCTATTCGATCTTTTCGATAATCTCCTCTTCTTTGATGACATTCTCTTTGAACGTCTCTTTCCTCCCTTCATACATAATGTCTTATCCATTAATTCTCCATTAAATACAGGTGGTACTCTACTATCATATCCTACAACTACGGCTTGTCCTGCTATTTGTTCTAATCGTGGATCTAAATAATATCCATTACCACCACCTTGCATCTTTCTATTTTTATTGTCTCGTCTTTTACTACATAATGGCATTGTTCTTCTATTTGAACTTATCATAATTATATTATATAGTTCGATTATTTCTTCTTGTCATATAATTGATTTATAGTCATATCACCCCAATTATATCCTAACCATAAACTATACATCGCATAATCTATTGGATCCGATTTTGTACTATATGGATCATACACTTTTATCCTATTTATCATATCCTTCTTAAATTCATCTAATCTTTCATTATACCATCGTATCTCATCAGTTATTATATCTTTATTATCATCCTTTTTCTTTCTTAAATTATTTACTAATAAGTCAAATCCTATTAAATTTAATGATTTATCTCCCATATATCAATTAATTATATATTTTTATCCCTTTTATAACATATTTTTATCTCAAATTATATAAAAATGAATTCCCTTGATAATAAACAATTAACCTATCTATTCTCCTTATTATTAATCGTTAATATTTTACTTACTATATTTATTATCGTAATCTATCTTAAATTACGTAATAAACAAGGACCACCCGGTCCTCAAGGTCCTCAAGGTGTCCCTGGTATTCCCGGTATTCAATCTCAATCTAATACAACATCCTCATCTAAATAAATATAAATATTTCCTATTATATCATCGTAACGTCGCATAAATAATCTAATCAAGTTATTCCTATCCTCTTCTCCTATATCCTTATTCTCTATTATATATCCTAATATCCATATACATATTATACTATATATATGAATATACATCCTTATCTCATATAAAGAAAACATTTCATATCTTTTTACATATATGAATACTCCCCTATTTCTTAAAAATTTTATCATTCATAAAAATATCGCTAATAACCTATTCGCACTAAAATCTGATATTAATCATACTATATTTTATGGTACTCGTTCTACCGGAAAAAAAACACTTATTTATGCACTTATCAATAGTATCCATGATGATAATACAACTATACAAAAATATCGTACTATTAAATTTAATGATATTACCGTAAATGGTAATTCAATCCCTATACAATATATTCAATCCCCTTATCACTTCGAATTTAATCTAGCAGAATTCGGTTTATGTGATCGTGATGTTATAGTAGAATATATTAAAAAAATTATAGAATATAAAACTATCGATAATAAATTTCGTATCATCCTTCTTCATCATTTCGATCGTCTTTCTAAAGATACTCAAAATACACTTTTCTCTCTCATGGATAATTATATGTCAACTTCTCGTTTCTTCTTCATTTGTAATAGTATTAAATCCCTTCATCCTAATTTTATATCTAGAGTTAATACTATCCGAATTCCATTCCCTTCAATCGAATCTATATCAACATCTATTCGTCAAGTATTACCTAATATATCTAATAATGATATTCATAATATTATTGATAAATCTAATTACAATCTTTTCAATATTAATCATTTTATTTTCTTTATTAAACAATCCTCCTCTTCTATTAATGAAATATTATCAATTCCATCTTCTAAATATTCAATTAATCAACTCATACCTCATATTATATCTCGTGATATTAGTTCTATTAAAATTATACGTCCTATGCTTTATGACTTTATATTAGCAAATATTAGTATTACTGATATATTTAATGAAATTATATATTTTATATTAAATCATAATAATTTATCTAATAATGTTAAACAACAATTTTTACAAGATATTTCACCTTTATCTTCTAATATCTCATTCATCGAATATAATATTATTATTATTGAACTTTTAATATTTAAAGTTAAAAAACTCCTTCTTATCCATAATGTATGATAAATATTATTCTATCCTAGATTCTAATCCATCTGATAATATTAAACTTATTCGTAAAAAATATCTTAAACTAGCCCTAAAATTTCATCCCGATAAAAATCCTAACCATAATAACAAATTTAATGAAATATCTGAAGCATACCAAATAATCTCTTCTATTCATCCTCACGATGATAATAATTCTAACATATTATCTTCTAGTCCTATTGATCTATTACGTGAAATGTTGTCTAATTATGATAATGATCTCGCTGACGTTATGTATGATACATTATCTACATTAATTCCTAATACTAAAAATGAAAGAGATTTATGGAAACAAATTATTAATATACCTAAAAATGAACTTATTAAAACAGGCGCTAATTTAATAAAACAATATTTAGATAGAAAATGTAATTATAATAGTCACAATAAATATAATTTATATCTAAATTCAAATGAACTTAAAGACGAAAATAATATAGAATGTTCATTAGACTTTTTGAAAAAATATTCTTCTATTCAATTATTTATTAATAATAATTCTATTTCTACCTTCGATTTAAAATATCAAAATATTTCTATTAAATATGATAATACTATCTATGACTTTAATTTTATTGATAAATTTATACTCCCTTTTAAAAGAATTAACACATATGATATTCTTTTAGAATTATCTAATATTCCTATCTCTTTTATTAATAATATTATATCCATATCTCATCCTTTCTTAAAAAATAAAAAATTAAATTTATCATTATTTATATCTTCTACTTCAAATATTTATATCTTTAATAATTTAGGTATATGGAACCCTACAATAAATAATTATAGTAATATTTATTTATCATTATCATTTATATCTAGTAATATTAATACTCTTGAATTTATAAATATAAGTGAAGATTATATGTATATACAACCTGACAAAATATTAAATATATGTGATTTATTTAATTCATAAACTATTACATGAAAATATTTATATATGATAAATATGATACAAAATTTAAAAGAAAAAATTGAAAAAATTTTTAAAAAAAATCAACAAAATTGTAAAATTTTAAAAAAAGAAAAATTTTTAAATAATAAAACTTTTTTGAAAGGAAATTTTATTTCTGATAAATTTGAAAATTTAATTAATAAATATTTTACTAATTCTCAACTCATTTCTATCTCAAATTCTAATAATTCTATTAATGTTTATTTATATACAACAAATAATAAAAAATATAATATTTGGTATAAAGATGATTATGATATTTTATATTTGAATATGATTTATATGTTGTCTATTATGGAATTATATTCAAAGAAAAATATAAAAATTGCTATTTATTTTTATCCTACTAATTTTAAAAAAATTTGGAATAATAATTTATTAACTCCTGATATTATTAATTCAGGCTTTACTTCTTTCTCTAATAATGATAGTTATATTGTCATTTATCGTAAAGAAGAATATAACCGTCTATTATTACATGAAATGATTCATTATTTATCTTTTGATCGAGCATTTGATAATAATATATGGAGTCCCGTTCATATGAAAATATCATTAGACTTTCATATTTATAATCATATTAATTTATATGAAACTTTTACTGATACATGGGCTATATTTTTAATGATAATACTTACAAATATTATTGATCCATCATTAACAATTAATAAGTTAATAAAAAAAGAAAGAGAACATAATTTATGTATGATACAGCAATTATTATATCAAATGAATATTCCTGATATAGAAAGTATTAAAATTAATACATGGATACAAAAAACATCTGCTTTATCATATTATATATTGAAATATGGAACATTAAATATGGAAGATTTTATTAATAAATATCCTTTAGATATAGAATGGACTAATGAGAAGGCATTTAAATTTTACGAAGATATAATTAAGATATTAGAGAAGAATAATATTAAGAAGATGAATTGTAGTAATTCGGCAAAATTATCATATTTAGGATATGATATATAAATTGGTATAAATAATTATCAAATTATTATATTAAATGGGTGTTAAAAATCTTAACTCATTAATTGAAAAATATAGTCCCAATGGAAAATCTCGTCAGCATTTATCATATTTTAATGGTTCTACATTTGCAGTAGATACAAATGTTTATTTATATAAATATTTATATGGGAAGAGTAATCACATCGACGGGATGTTTTTTATGGTAAATAAATTTAAAAAATTTGGAATAACACCTATTTTTATTTTTGACGGAAAACCACCTACCGAAAAAATGAATACTATTATTCAAAGAAAAGAAGCTAAACAAAAATTACATGAACGTATATTAGATTTAAAAGCACAAATAAATATCGATGATTCTACAAATAATAATATAGAAACTCAAATCGAAAATATCGAAAAAAGAATCGTCTTCGTTAATGTCGATATTATACAATCTACTAAAGAATTACTCGATCTAATGGGGGTTTCTTATATTGATGCTACTGCAGAAGCAGAACATTATTGTGCTAAATTAAATCAATTGGGACTTGTTTCGGGGGTTGTTAGTGAAGATATGGATACTATTGCATGTGGTACAAAAATGGTTATAAGAAATTTTAGTAATAGAGATGATATGGTAGATGTCTATTATTTAGATAATATATTATCTGAAATGAATTTATCTTATGATTCCTTTATTGATATGTGTATTTTATTAGGCAATGATTATATCCAACGACCACGTGGATATACTCCATGTGAAATATATACAGATATAATGAATTATGGAACTATCGATATTATTATGAATAATAGAGATATTAAGATGACAACAAATATAACAAGATTGAGAGATTTATTTTATATGAAAGATATTGATATTAATATAAGTAATATTCATGAACAAATGGATAAAAAATGGGATATAGAAAAATTAATAGCATATATGAATGAAAATTCAAATATAGATGAACCTACTATTAAACATCGTATTAATAAAATGTTTAATAGAACTAATTTATATAATATGAATAGTCCTACTAATAAAACTTTCGATTGTTGGAGATAATTGTTATATTATTATAAAATTTTTCATTAATTTATAATACTATAAATCATATATATAAAAGTAATAAAATAGAATATAGTTATATATTATACTAATTTGAATCAATATGGATATTCAAAGTTTCAGTAAAAAATGGGAGACCGAGCTATGGTCTATAATTGATTCATATTTTAAAAACACCGATAATTATTTATGCAAAAATCAATTAGATTCGTATAATCGTTTTTTAGAAGTTAATATTCCTAAAACTATTCGTCAATTTAATCCTATCGTTTTATCTTATAATAAAATCGAACATGCTGATAAATCGGTAGATGAATACAAGTATGAAGTTAATATTATGATTGGTGCTTCTATTAAATATAATAAAGGTAATTCTAATCAAAATTCTATTAAATATATTTTAATTGATGATGATGTTAATGAAAATAACCAAGTTTATACTAAATTCGATATTTATGATAGTATTTCTATTATTAATGATGCCAAAAATATTGTTATCGGAAAACCTATTATACAAGAAGTTATACGTTCTAATGATGGTATTACAGTAAATCAAAAACCATTATATCCAAATGAGGCTCGTCTTAAAAATATAACATATTTAACGGAAATACAAACTGATATAATCGTAGAATATAAAGTTTTAACCGAAAAATCACAACCTATCGTTATTCGTCGTTTTAAAAATATTAGTTTAGGTCGTGTTCCTATTATGGTTCAAAGTAAAATTTGTAGTTTATTCGGTATGAAGTATGATACATTAAGTTTAATGGGTGAATGTAAATATGATCACGGTGGATATTTTATTATAGATGGAAAAGAAAAAGTTATTATTGCACAAGAAAGACAAATCGAAAATAAAATTTATGTTAATGAAATTAAAGATCCTAATAGTAAGTTTTCAATGGAAGCAGAAGTTCGTTCTGCTCCTGAAAATAAATTTCAACCTGCTCGTATTACTAATCTATTATTATGTTCTCGTTCCGATAAACCATCTATATTAAAGATTAAATCGAAAGATGATATGAGTCTAATTGATAAAGAAGAAACTAGATCAAACATTTATTTAAGAAAAGATGCTATTTATGTTGAAATACCTGAAATCGGTTCAAGAAAACCTAATGGTGATTTTGTTGCTACTCCTATACCATTATTTATAGTATTTAGGGCATTAGGTATAATAAGTGATGAAGAAATATTAAAAATTATATTAGGTGATTTCGATTCTAATTTTAGTCGAACTTCTATGGAATTTTTACAAACTACTATTAAAAATAATTATATTAAAGGAACTCCAGTATGGCGTTCTCTTCCACCTTCAATAACTAATGTATTAGATGGTAATATAACTACACAATACGACGCAATAATGTTTTTATCGGGTTTAATTAATCCTAAATTTTTAAATCCTGATATAGAATATCCTGAAATTCGTAAAGCTATTATTGATTTAATTATTAAAGACTATTTTTTACCACATGTAGGTTCATTATATATTCATAAAGCTCATTATTTAGGTTATATGACTAAAATGTTATTAGAAACTATGTATCATCGTCGTTTTACTGATAGAGATAGTTATATGTATAAAAGAGTAGATTTAGCGGGATTTTTAATATCAACCATATTTCGTGATTTATATTTTCGTGTTAAAAATAGATTGAAAGAAATTTGTAATATTGAATATGATAAAAAAGATATAGATAATTATTGGGATAATATAGATACAGACCGTCTATTTTGGCCAGAAATTCTTAAAGATTTTAAAAAATATAATATTTATCGTTTAATCGGTTCTAATGCTTTTGATGATACTGCAGGTATTATATCAGTTAATAAAATTTTAGACCAAATGATTATAAATGATGGTTTTATATTTGCATTTAAAAATGAATGGGGTCTTAAAAATGCTACAGGTAATAAAGAAGGTGTTGTTCAAGATTTAGCACGTTTAAGTTATGTCGGTTTTGTTTCTCATCTTCGTCGTATTAATACTCCTTTATCTAGTAGTTCAAAAGTTAGACCTCCTCACTCTTTACATCCTTCATCTTGGGGTATTATGTGTCCATCTGAAACTCCTGATGGTGGTAATATTGGTCTTCGTAAAAATCTTGCTATATTTGCAGTTATTAGTGCAGGTACAAATTCAATGAATTTATTAAGATGTTTATATACAAATGGTATGGAAAGTATAGAACAAGTAGATTATGATAGTTATAAATATACAAAAATATTTTTAAATGAGAGAATAGTTGGTTATACAAGAGATCCACTTAAATTTTATAGATCCATGAAATTATTAAAATGTAATGCAATTATTAATATTTATACTTCTATTACTTTCAATTCATTAAATAATTATATTAAAATTAATACCGACTCAGGTAGAGGTATTCGTCCAGTATTAAAAGTAAATTCTAATAATCAACTCGAAATATTTAAACCTTTATCTAATGGTAAAACCGTCATTCAATCTCTTATTGATAATGATATTAATTGGAACCATCTTATTGGTGGTTTTCGTAATATAGATAAAGTAAAACCTTTTGATGATCAAGATGAAAAATATTATATAGATGAACATTTACAATATACTAATAATGAATTAGATGAATTACAAGGTGTTATTGAATATATAGATAAAGATGAAGAAGATACGGGTTTAGTCGCATTAACTATACATGATATATTAATGAATGAATATAAGTATGACTATTGTGAAATACATCCATCATTAATATTAGGTTTATTAGCAAATTGTATTCCATTAATAGAAATGAACCAAGGACCTCGTCATTTATATGCGGTTGGTCAATCTAAACAAGCATTAGGTTTATATGCAAGTAATTTTAGAAATAGAATGGATACTAAAGGACAAATTATGTATTATCCACAAAAATCTATTGTTAAAAATAAATTAGAAAGATATTTATTCACTAATGATTTACCTAATGGTATTAATGCTATAGTTGCTATTGGATGTTTTACCGGTTATAATCAAGAAGATTCTATTATATTTAATAAGGCTTCGGTTGAAAGAGGTTTATTTAGAACTGTTAAATATAGAACTTATTCTGCTAGAGATGAAGTTGAAAATAGAAGAATTGTTGAAAAAATTATGTATCCTGATCCTAAATATACAAAGGAACTTAAATCAGGTAATTATTCTAAATTAAATGATGATGGTATTATTAAAGAAGGTATTAAAATATCTGAAAATGATATTCTTATAGGTAAATGTGTTGTTACTACTGAAAAAGATAGTGAAGGAAATCAAATATATGCAGATAATAGTGAATTTGTTCGTAGAAATGAAGATGGTTTTGTTGATAAAGTTTATTCAAATCTAGGTAATGATGAACAAAGATACGTAAAAGTTCGTATAAGAAAAGATAAAAAACCTGAATTAGGTGATAAGTTTTGTTCTCGCTTTGGTCAAAAAGGAACAATCGGTATGTTATTATCTCCATATGATTTACCTTTCTCAAAGAGAGGTATTCAACCAGATTTAATTGTTAATGCACATGCATTTCCTAGTCGTATGACGATTGCACAATTTTTGGAAGTTGTATTAGGTAAGGATTGTATAGAAAAAGGTTTATTTTCTGAAGTTGCATCTTTTAGTGAAGTTAATAAAGAAGTTATAGGTGATGTTCTTGAATCCGTCGGTTTTGAAAGATATGGTAATGAAGTATTATATAATGGTATGACCGGTGAAATGATGCATGTTAATTATTTTATAGGTCCTACTTATTATCAACGTTTAACTCATCAAGTCAGCGATAAATACCAATCTCGTGATGATGGTCTAAAAACCGCTTTAACACATCAACCGGTAGGTGGTCGTTCTTTAGGTGGTGGTGGTCGTATAGGTGAAATGGAAAGAGACGCTTTATTATCACACGGAGCTATGGGATTTTTACAAGAAAGTTTTATGGAACGTTCAGATAAAGATAGTATTATTATTTCACAATCTTCAGGTAAAATTAGTGTATATAATTCAGAAAAAGGTATTTATAAAGATTTTATGCGTGATGAAATTACACAATGGTTCGACCCTCAATCATCCGAAGTCGTTAAAAAAACAACCGATCCTACTATGTATATCCCTAAATTTTCTCGTATTGAAATACCATATTCATTTAAATTATTCATGCAAGAAGTAGAAGCTATGGGTATATCTATGAAATTAGAGACTGAAAGTAATTATCTTAATTGGAATAATGATTTAATTTGTCCTAGTGATAAATCTTTAATGGATATAGTTTCTATAGAAAGTACAACATTTAAGACGGATATGATAAAGGATGAAAAATATTGGATTATGATTAAAGAATTAATAGAGAGTAATTTAACATCAGATAATAAGTCGTATGCAGATATTATTATTAATGATATTAAAAATCGGTCATATTTATCTATTTCAACTCATAAAAATATATTTAATAACAAGTTTATTAAAAAAACCGTTATTGAATATAATAAATCACGTTCTATTAAAAGAGTTAATGATGTTATTGAATTATTACCAAAGTCAGCCTCTATTAAATCATTTATCGATATCGGAGCTGATGATGGTTCAATAACAAAGGCACTTGCAGAATATTTTAATGTACCTAAATATGAGGCATATGGTTTAAATGTAGTTGATAGTCCATTTATAACTGAAGAAACATTAGAAAAAGTTTCAATGATTAAATATGTATCAAGAAATAATACAGGATTACCTGATGAATCAGTTGATCTAGTAATGATGAATGAAGTATTACATCATGTACATGAAATAGATAGAACCCATTTATTAAAAGAAATATATAGAATATTGAAACCGGGTGGTTATATATTTTTAAGAGAACATGATTTATCTGAAGATAATACTATTGAATTTATACAATTTCTACAATTAGTTCATGGTGCATATATAATGATACGCGATGAAGATTATAATGATTATTATTCCGAATATTTTAATTTTGAATATTTGAGAAGTTTAATGAAAAATCTTAAATTCCGTTTTATTAATAAAACTGAAGTTGATACTAAAAAATTACAAAGAGTATATACAACATTATTTCAAAAAGTCGAATCTACTGAACTTATTGAAAGTAATGATATTACTATTAAAAATATAAAGAACTTTTATGAATTAAAAATTGATATTGCAACTGATATGATAAATGTTATTCAAACTAATAAACCTGAAAAATCTTATGATACTGAAATTAAAGAAAAAGGATTATTTTATATTTTTCAGTATAAATGGAATAATTCAAATATTAAATTCCCTAAAATTAAACTTATCGATACTAATAGTGATAATGTTGATGAAGATTCATTAAGTATATCTTATTTAGTTAATTTCTATCCTATTAAAAATAAATATATCGATCTTGATCCTACTAAATTTATTATAGTTCCATCTTCATTTAAATCTAGTAGTGACCATAAAACCGCTATGAAAATGGCTAATGATATTATTAATGATATACAAAAAAATACTGATTATAAATTAAATGATATTAATAAATTTAGTATAACTGATGGTACATCTAATATTGGTGCTAATTCATTCCCATTTATGTTATATTTTAAACATGTTCATTGTATAGAATATGATAAAGAAACTGTTAATGCTTTGAATAATAATTTAAGTTTATTATTGAATAGATGTCATGAATTAAAAAATAAAAAGTTTAAAAATGATAATGAATATGCTAATATTAAATGTATGTATTTATCTATAAGACATGGTGACTTTTCATTATTATATAATGAATATAATACTAATATAGTATTTTTAGATGTACCTTGGACAGGAGGAGATCGATATATGGATTTTGATAGAGCTAATTATAAGTTAGGTGAAATATTATTAAAAGATTTAGTTATTAAGATTTTTAATGAAAATTCATTAACTTCGGTTATAGCACTTAAACTTCCTATCGATTATGATGAAAATGAATTTAATAATAATATTTATAGTTCTACCGTATATACGTATAATAAATATAAGATGTTTGTATTAATAAAGAAATTATCAAATAAAGGTGGTTCTATGGGTGATAGTGATATGGAAGGACTAGCAGAGCAAATACAAGTATTAGATGAAAATCCTACCGCATTTACAAGTGATAAAATAGAAGTAATAGAAGATAAGTTAGAAGATGATGAAAATAATAAGAAAGCTGATAATATTATAAATAATTATGTAAAAGAAATTAAAAATACATCAACAAATACAACTGCATCAATCGAACCTACTAAATCAAATAATACAAATAATACAAATATGTCGAATAATATGAGTATATCAAATAATACAAATAAGACAAATGTGTCGAATAATACGAGTATATCAAATAATACAAATAAGTCAAATGAAACAAAAACATCGAATATAAAAAAAATAAATATAGACTATTCAAAGTCTATTAATTATGATATGAATGATAAAAATTATGATAATAACGATGATGATATAGACGGTGGTGACTATATGGATGAAAATAGAGAAGATGAAATGGGTGATGATAATGAGTTTGAGATAATGTCAAGAAAAGAAGATTAAAAATTTGATATTTTATTAATACTAATTATTATTATTAATAAAATGATGGATGAATATACATATTTAAAAAATGCATGGATTACGTGTCAAGAAATGATAGAAGACCGTGGATTTGAATTAGATAAAAATTATAAAAATTTAAGTGATGCGGATTTTAAATATCTAACACATGAAAAGAAGTTAGATTTATATTCTAATAAAAAAATAGATAATGATAAAATACACGCTATATTTATTAAATTTGTTACAACATTAAGGATAAAACCTACATTAATTAAAAATTATGTTGATGAAATAAGAGAACAATATAAAGACGATATACTTGATATAGTATTTGTATTAAAAATTGAACCGAATAATACGATATATAAATTAGAAAAAGAAAAGATGATACAAATTATGCATTGTAAAGAATTACAAATAAATAAGACAAAACATAAATTAGTTCCAAAACATTATAAAATTAGTGATGAAGATGCAAATGAGTTATTAAAAAAGTATAGTTTAATTAGTAAATCACAATTACCATTAATATTGAAGGATAAAGATCCAATATGTCGTTATTATAATTATAAATCGGGTGATATAATAAAAATAACAAATAATTCGGTTTCACATAATATAGGTTATGAATATTATAGATGTGTTAGATAATATAAGTATAAACTTTTTTTTTATAATTATACAATATACTTATAATGACTGATAATTCAGAATATAAAAAAATTAGTAAAAATTCTGGAACACTAATAAATAATATTCAAACTATTTTAAATGATACGTCATCATTAAAACCGGGTACTAATCAATTAACCGATGTAGCATATGAAAAAGTTTTACAATATTTTAAAGAATTAGATAGTTTAAAAGATGAATTAGATAGTATGATAAAATCTCAAGATAATAATTATCGAGCTTTAATATCAAATAGTAAAAAAAATGAACAAGATGCTATTAATTTATTAAATAAAAATGAAAAATATGAACAAAGTATATGGTCTAATAAAGACATTATTAATTCACGTAGTATTCAATATGATTTAGCTATGAAAAGAAATGAACATAGAAGACAAATGGTTATTATGTTAGCTATATTAAATACACTATTATTATTTTTGTATTATTTTTTATCAAAATAAGTATAATATTATACTATTTTCTAATGAATATAATAAATGAAGAGTGAGGAACAAATGCGTTTATTATTTGCTAGATTTTTATATTCATGGATCTTAATATCATTAAGTATTTTTATTTTATGGATTTCGGATATTATTAATACTCGTATTTATTCAACTTTATGGTTATTGACTACTATAATTATGATAATATGGCTTATTAAAATTGTAAAATAATATATTATAGTATAGTAAATATGTCAATTACAAATAATATATCGACAATACAAGGTAGTTTAATGACAGCTAAAAATTATTTTAGTAATTCGATGGATAAATATAAAACATTAGTTAGTAATATTAATAATATTAATTTAAATACTGATAAATTAAATTCTTTTTTAGAAAAAAATAATACTTTAGAAAATAAATTACAAGAACAAGTTGGAGAATTAGATACTAAAAATAGGAGAATACAACTTACAGAAAAAGATATTTCATTTAATCAAGAAATTATCCGCATTTTATATATTATCTTAATCGGTTTATCTATTATAGTCGTTTTATATGGTATATTATTTATATATCGCACTTATAAACCTTCTTCTACTAGTTCATCAACTTCATCAACTTCATTAAGTTCAACTTCTTCTACATCGACCGACGATTATTTTTCAAAGATGAAAGAAAAAGGTAGTAATGTTGGTAGTTATTTTAGTAATTTATTCGGTACTAGTAATGATAAAACTTCAAGCAGTTCAAGTTATAGCACTAGTGATAGTAGTAGTGATAGTAAAGTTGGTAGTTTTTTTAGTAATATATTTGGTAGTAAAAAAGATAAAAATTCTGATATATTTAATGCTGAATTAGTTGATTATTCATCGTCAGGTGATAGATATAATGCTAAATTAGTATAATAATACTAAAATATTAAAATAACTATTCAATATATATAAAATGAATAGTTATTCACTAAATAATTTATATAATTTTTTAGATAAATCTAGTATAAATGATACAATTGAATTAAAAGAATTATTATATAATATATCTTTCGACGATTTTTATAATCTTATTGATAATTATAAAAATAAATATCATAATGATTCAGGTATTTATTATAGACATTCTATATACAAAAAAAACAATTATGAAGTTGTTTTAATATATTGGTGTCCTTATTCTTATTCTCGTATTCATTCTCATCCTAATAAAGGATGTATTATGAAAGTTTTAAAAGGTTATTTAGATATAGATTTATATGATGATAGTGACTATTCTACTATACAACATTACTCTTGTAAAACTATTTTAGAAGATCAAATCGAATATATAAAAGGAAAACATGGTATTCATCGTATTTCTAATGATAAAAATAGTGATTATGCTATTTCATTACATATATATATGTATTAATCTAATTCATCACTAGACGATGCAGTAGAACTAATATCATTATCTATAATCTGACCATCTAATCTACCCATAGTTGCAAAATGTTTCCATTTAATATGTAATTTATAACCTACTATTTTTCTTCTTTGAGAAACTGGAAGATTACTACTTAATTTATCATCAAGATAATTTTTAAGGTCTTTTCTTTTCTTTTCTTTATTATCATTATAAGTTTGTTTATACCAATCTTTATATATTGTATGTATATCATCTAATTTAAATACTGGTGGTGGATTTTCATTAGTAAAATCAATACAATCATCAATAAATTCTTGAAAGTGATTATTTACTGTTCTATAACCTATCGTATATTCTAATATTTCATCTGGTACATTTTTAGTTCCTTCTTTTCTATAACGACTATAATAATGTATTAAAATAGACATAAATGGTTCAGCCCAATTAACTATTTTTTCGGATAATTCTTGATCCATCTTAAATTCTAATACTTTTTCTAATGTTGGTGAATGAACAAATCTAGATATAAATTCTATATTTCTTATACGTCTCCATGTACCTTCATCATGAGAAGGCATTTCTGGCTTATCATTACATATTAATGCTAATTTATATTTCGGTTTAAATTCTATCGGCTCACTATATAATGCTCTAGCCTGTATTTTATCTCCTCCACTTAATTCTTTCATTAAACCTACATTAATACGTGTTCGTGTATCTGGTTCTTGTAATGTAGCAAATCGTTTTCCTTTTGTTCTTGCTAGTTCTGGATTTGCCGCATTTGAAGCAGCACGTTTCATTGTTAATAATGTTACTGGTAATTTACATGCATATTCACCTAAAGCAGATTCAATTAATTCTATATGTTTTGATTTACCATTACCACCTGAACCTGAATATATATAAAATTGTTCATCTCGCACTGAACCACCTAGAAAAGATGCAGTAGTTTTAAATATATAATCTCTTACTTTTTTTATAACAAAGATGGTACTATAAAATTTCATGATGTCCTTTATATCTTCGTTATTTTCATCATACGGAATATAATTAATATCGGTTGTCATTGATATAAAATCTTCGGGGCGACCATTTCTAAATTGCATATTTTTTAAGTCAAATACACCATTTTTAAAACCTAATAAATCATTATTCGAATCAAGACAAGTCATAAATTCTTTCGATTTTGTATTGAAAAATTCTTTACGAGATTCCATCATTATATTTTCTTTAAATGCTGTATCTTTTAATTTACCCATAACAAATCGTATATTCTCACTTTTAGTCCAATTTTCATCTCCCGATTCTAATGATTGGTCAGAATAATAATCAGCTAAATCTTTAAATTTTAAAAATACTTCAGTCGATATATTCTTTCGTAATAAACACCCTTTCATATCTACTATCCATCTATGTTCTATCTCATTATAATAATACCATCTATCATGTGTTATATCTACACATATATGATAATGTTCATACATTTTATACATTACTTCTGCTAGATCGTATGCTTTAACACCCTTACCTAATCTTCCTACTCTTTCTATTTGACTTTTTAAATCTGATTGTAATACTTTATTATATAATTCTCTATTATCTTGTTTTGCCCACATCTTTAAACTTCCTATTCCTAATCCTTCATCACTCATATTATGCCATCTTTCCATACATGATGTTTCTGCTGTATGTATATATGCTCTATCTTTTTTACTAAATTCTATCCATTTATCTAATAGTCGATCGTCTATATTATGAAGACACCAACCGACTTCGATCCAACTATTAAAATTAGATGCTCTTTCTGGACTTAAACAATCTACATATCTTTTTATTATTTCTAATTCATCATCTTTTAACTTATGTGTCGCCAATTTCTTTCTATTTGCTCTTATTGTTCTTTGTTGTCTTGAATTCATTAAGTCTATGGTTTGAGCGGCTACAATTTCTCTTTTATTAAATTTTATAGGAGAACCCATATGATTTCTACGCATTGATAAGAATTTAACTAATTCGTCATTTGTATATTTATTTTCAACTATTTCATATTTATCTTTCCATATTCTTACTATATGAGTTACTAAATATGGTGGATGATTTGGTTTACTTGAACCGTACATCTGCCAATTATTCTTATTTATTACAGCAATATCGAATATATCGGTATATTTATTTTCAAAATTATATTTATCTAATATTTTACCACAATTTTTATATACATGTTCTCTAAAATTAAGTTGTAATACTTCCGTTGATACTATACGTGGTGCTACTATATGTACTCCATCTTTTATTCCATAACCTTTATCGGTTTTTTTTATATGGTCTTCTTTATCATAATGAAATGTTGGACTTTTTTTTTCCATTATAAAGAATTCTCGTTCATAATCTTCTAGACTTTCTAAATATTCTTCTATTACTTCCATATACAACTGACATACTTTTATTATATCATCCATTTTATATATTCTTGGTGCAATCTTTTCATCATCACCAGAATATCTAAAATCCATATCTATTTTTAATGGTGTATAATCCATATTACTTACTCTTTCCGTTAGATGAACAGGTATTTTATCTATAAATACTGCTTTATTATAAATCTTCCAGAATTGTTCTATATCTCTATCATCTATATAATAACTTCCTTTTGGCATATCAATACTAGTATGTGTAAAATCTCCACCTCCACTTTCATTTAGATTTGAAGATGAATGATTTGCCTTTCTGCATGCCAGGAAGTCGTATAATTCATGTTTAATTTTATTATCAACTATAGGCATCTTGATTGTGTTATATGAAAACATTTTAATTTTAAATAAAAATCAAAATTTTTTATTATATATTCATTTGATATTCTAACAATTGAAAGTAAAAATCTATATTCAAATTTATAAATGGTCTCTTTCTTTCTATATATTGTATCGCATCATCCACCGTCATTGAGCAATGTTTTATTAAATATCCTATTAATATCGCTACCGAACGACTTGCTCCCATAAAACAGTGTATAAAGATTGCATTATTATTATCTTCATTATATATTTTATGTATTTTTTCTATAGTATCATTAAAGAATAAAGATATATTCGTATTATTTTCATCAAGAATAGGAACATTATAATATATGAAATCATTTTCAAAGAAGTTTGGAAATTCTTTTGTGCAATTTACTATTAACTTTACATTATTTTTTTTAAGAGTATAATAATCTCTTGCATTATAAGCATTACCTAAATATATACGCGGCATTATCTCTGTCATTGGATATGAAAAATCATATAAATTTTTTATTATATTTGAGTTAATATCTTTCATTCTTTTTGCTTTAATATCACTACTATTGCTTTGTATATATGAAATCGATTTATTTATTAATGCATTACTATAACAATATAATTTGTATAAAGAAAGCATTTATATTAAAATGATAAAAAAATAATGTAAATTAATAGTAAATAAACATGGACAATCAAAATGACCAAGTTGATATTAAAATAAGTAGTATGGATAAAGATGATTTATTAAAACTTTTAGGCAATTTAAGAGAAAAATTCAAAAATAAAGAAATAACTTTTGATGAAAATATGAATGGTGGTGTATATTATGATAAACAATTTGGTGGTGAAATTAATATAAATGATAAACAACCTACAATTGATAAAATTAATATAATAATTGAAAAATTAAACCAACTTAAAAATCAAAATAATCAAAATGAGAATGAAAATTTAAATGCAGCTTTAAATGCAGCTTTAAATAATTTAATTGATGAAAAAATCGCAGCTTTCAGAGTGACAATCACTAAAATAAATGAAATTAATGATGAAAATATTGCACGAATTAATAACAACAATAATCTAGTTAGTAAAATAGAAGAATTAAAAAATTTATCACTAGATTATATTAATAATATACAATATACACGAAATAGTATCGATAGTTTAGATAATTATTACAGTATTATTAATCTTAGTGAACTTTTTGGAAGACCCGTCGATAATAACAATAACAATAACAATAATGGTCAAGGAGACAATAACAATAACAATAACAATAACAATGGTCAAGGACAACAACAACCTAACGGTCTTAATATTGCGAAAAAATTGTATGGATTAGAAAATAATATTATTAATGCTCGAGAAAATTTAAAAAATAATACGAATCCAGATTTAAAAGCGGATTTAGAAGAAAAATTAAAAGTTGCAGAAAAAGCTAAATTTGATTTTTTACAAGAATTAAACCCTGAATTATTAAAAGAGGATAAAGATCTTTATAATACAATTTTCGGAAATATATATGGTCCATACAAAAAAATTTTTTTAGATAATATGAGAGATGAGTTGAAGAAAAGAAATATACAATTTAAACAGTATAAAGATGAAGAACAACAGATCGAAGAATATGCACGTAAAACAAGATTAAATAAAGCGAAAATGGAATCAATTATACAAAAACAATTAACAGATGCGTTAAAACCTAAATCATTTTTTTCATTTAGTCGTAAATCATCGCCTATTATACTTCAAAGTAAAGATGGAACCTATGAGCATATTATTTCACCCGAAAAACTAAATACTATATATGAAGTATTAAAAATAATTGGAGCAAATACTAAATCAGCAAAATTAGAAAGTCCTAGTATAGATACAATTCAAAAATTAATATTTTTATATGCATATCCAGATATATTGAAACAAAATGATAATGCAGTCAAATTAGTTGATGAATTAGTAAAATTTATAATATTTAATAAAGATAAATTCACAGGAGAAACTAAATCTAGTGGATTGGGATTTATTGAAAATATACTTCCGTCATCACCTACTAAACAAGATACTAAACAAGATGGTAATGTCGTAAAAATTAGAAAAGTTGGTGAATATACTTATGTACCAAGCGAGAATACTGTATATACTGATATAAACGATTTCTCTGTTAAAAGTGCGTGGATTGTCGAACCACAATATCCATCATATAAAGGTGGATCGCTGGCCCTAACATATTTTAATAATAATGGTAAAAGAATTACGGATAAAGATGGTGATTATAGCAAAGATGATGCTAAAAATGTAATAACAAATGATGCTACCACTTTTATAAAATATGTATTATTTACAGACTACAATCAAGTTAATCCTACAAATATAAAACTTGAGATTAACCCTCTCCTTTTACGTGAATTATTAAAAGACATAAATGCAGTTTCTATAGATCATGATAATGTACCTCTAAATATGATGCATGTTATAGATAACACTAAAAATAATACTATAAACTATATTAAGATATATGTAACTAATTATATGAATAGTCTAAATAAATATATACCAAATACACCTTCCTATAAAAAAAAATACAAGGATCATATTAGTGGATATGATTCACCTTTAAAAGAATTAACAAATGAAAATGAAAATGATTATGATAATCTTATGAATAATCTAATAAAACTATCTGAATTATACGGAACTTATTATAGTTTTGATAAATTTTATACAACAGCTATTTCTTTATTAGATAGTATGTTAAATAATAATACATCTCTGCAAAATGATGTAAAAAAAATAAAAGATAATATAAATAATTATGATATTGATTATAATCAAGATTTAAAAAAACGGACAGAAAATTTAAATAATTTTATAAAATCTATTAATGATGATATAGATAAAATAAATAAATTAGGACAATCTCAAAGTAGCGCAAGTTCAACAAATATAGTTGCTACTAATGTTAAACCTATATTAAAAGCTACATGTGGAAAATCAAATTGCACTGCAATAGAAAACGAATTAACCGATTTAAAAAAGAAACTAGGTGATATAAGCAAATTAAATGATAATAATACAGACTATATTAAAAGACAAGATGTAATAGATAAGTATAAAAATAATATAGATCCAAAAGAAGTAGGTGATATAGACAAATTAAATGATAATAATATTAAGTATATTAAAAGACAAGATGTAATAGATAAGTATAAAAATTATATAGGTCAAAATGAAGTAGGTGATATAGACAAATTAAATGATAGTAATATTAAGTATATTAAAAGACAAGATGTAATAGATAAGTATAAAAATTATATAGGCCAAAATGAAGTAGGTGATATAAACAAATTAAATGATAGTAATATTAAGTATATTAAAAGACAAGATGTAATAGATAAGTATAAAAATTATATAGGTCAAAATGAAGTAGGTGATATAAACAAATTAAATGATAGTAGTATTAAGTATATTAAAAAAGAAGATGTATCCAATTATAAAAAAGATTATATAAATCCAAATGAAGTAGGTGATAATGGTAAATATATATCTATTGACAAATATAAAAGATTAAAAGAAGAAAAGAAGCAACTAGAAGAAGATGTTTCAAAGGTAAAAGAATCAAGAACAAGATGTAAGGAATTTGAAAATGATAATAAAGAGTTAAAAACGAAAAATGAAAATTTATCAAAAACTAATAAAGAAATTAAAGAAAAAGTAGAAAAAGCAGTGGAAGAAGCGAAGAAATTAGTAAAAGATAAAGAACAAAAGATAAATGAATTAACAAAGAAAGCGGATGAATTAAGTAGACAGGCAAATGCAGAAAAGATAATAAAGGATAATTTATTACAAAATATGCAAAATTATGAACGTGTAAAACCTGAATATGAAAGATATACTCGTGAAATAAAACCAAAATTAGACCAAATTAAAGGAACAGGAATGGATATAGGAACAATATATTCAGAATATATGAGATTAAAACCACTAGCCGACCAATATATACAAAATAAAGGAGAATTCGATAAGTATTTACAAGAAATAAAGCCAAAATTAGAAAATATGCAAAAATGTGAAGGAAATATATTAGCATATAGAAATAAGAATAATGAATTAGAAAAGACGGTAGAAGGATTAACGAAAGATGTATCAAAATGGGAAGATGAATATGATAAATTAAAAGAATATCAAGAAAAGATAGATCCAGAAGAAATAAATAAATTAAGATATGAAAATAAGAAATTAGAAAAGGATAATAAATATTATATAAATGAATTAAAAAAGAATAAGGATGAAATGCAAAAATTATTAAAGAACCAATATGATAATATACAAAATAGATATGTACAAGAACAGAGTATGGAAGGTATGGATGAAAATATGAAACAAGAACGTTTAAATATGATAATAAATGAAGCGAATGAAATAAGACAAGTATATACAAAATCCGAACCAGTCGAAATAGTAAGACCAATGGATAATATCGAAGTTCAAAAGGAAGGTGAAGAATCGAAAGAAAAAGGACTATTTGGTAAATTAATAAATATAATAAATCCAGAAGAAAAGAAAGAAGATGAATATTTACCAGTTCCAGTATTATATAAGATGGAAAGAAAGAAACCATCATCAAAGAAGAAATCATCAAAGAAGAAGTCATCAAAGAAGAAATCATCAAAGAAAAAGCGTGAAGATGATTGTGATAAACAACCAATAATATATATAGAGACTACGGATAAAGATGGTGTATCAATAAAGAAGAAGAATATAAAGTTTGCACGAGATATGGCGAAGAAGGGTAAGGGTTTGGATGAAGATTGTAAGAAAGTTAAAAGAATATTATAAAAAATTGATAAAAGATTAATTACATAAATCTAAAGAATATTATGTAATTAATATAAATAATAAAGATGAAGTTTTGTCCAATATGTAAATTCATGTTATATACAAAAATAAAGCCGGTAATATCCGAAGATGAAGAAAGTAAAGCAGAAAAACCAATATTACAATATTATTGTAAGAATTGTGAATGGAGTAATAATGAGGAATCGAGTGATGATAATATATGTATATATAAGAGAAATTATCAAGAAGACTATATAGTAGATAGAGTAATATCTAATAAATATACTATATATGATAATACATTACCCCGCGTAAGTTATGATTGTATAAATAGTGAATGTCCAACAAATATAGAATTAGATGAAAATATGATAATAATGGATAATTTGCCACCTGATTATGATGATAAAGATATAGATAAATTATTAATAGAAGTGATGGATAAGATAGAAAGAAGTTATAGGGTAAAATTAACGAAATATGTAATACAAGTTAAAAATAAAGAAGATATAGGTGAAATAATAGAAAAATATAATAATAAGGAAGTAGATGGATATAGATTGAATATAATAGATTATGAGAAACCGAAGAAGGAAGTATTATATATAAAATATGATAGTATAAATATGAAATATTTGTATATATGTGCGAATTGTGGAACATCATGGAAGAAGAATTAGAGAAAGAAGTATTTAATATGTTTTTTTTAATAATAAAAATTTTGATTTAAAATTCTTATTATTATTTGATTATAATATATAACAAATATGTCAGACGAAAAATATGATTTTGATGATTTTGATAATGATGATATTGAACCTGATGCACCAATCGGAGAAGATGAAGAATTAGATGATATAGATGAGGAAGATGATGAGGTAGATGTAATAGAAAATAAAAGAGAAACTAGGTTTGATATAGTAAATTTAGAAAAAACGTATGAAAATTATTATACACAAAAGAAAGAAACAAAGCCATTTTTAACTAAATTTGAACGTGCTAAAATAATAGGAATTAGGGCTGAAATGATTGCGAGTGGTTCTCCTGCATTAGTAGAAGTTCCATCAAATATAACAAATTCGTATGATATAGCAAAATTAGAGTTTAAAGAAAGAAAAATTCCATTAATGATTAGAAGATATTTACCAAATGGAATGGCTGAAGATTGGCGTTTAGAAGATATGGTTATATTTGAGTAAATAGATTATTTATGAAATGGCGCAGCATCATCAAAGAAACTAAATATGTCAATATTATCATATTTAGATTTATTTTTTTCTTTATTAGTTTCATTATGGTTTTCATGTTTTATATTTTTTTCATATTTAGTATCAAATATGTCAGTCAGTCCTAATTTTTTTTCAACAACTAATTCCATATTACCACCTTTATCTTCTTTATTATTATCAACCTCATTTTCAACATTATCATCTATTTCTACATTATTATTAACAACCATTTCGACATTATCATTAACAGCAGTTTCAAGATTATCATTAACAGCAATTTCGACATTATCATTAATGGTAGTTTCAAGATTATCATTATAGGTAGTTTCTATATTATTTTCAATTAATTCGATATTATCATTTAAAGATGGTTCATTGACTTTATCAACTTTATTATCAATATGTTCAATATTAGAATTATTATCTAATTGGTTAGAAGGATTATCTAATTTAATAACCGATAATTTATTATCAGCTTCGCCGATAGTATTAGAACTAATAGCATCTAATAATTCTTGTTCGACATTATTAATATTAGGATTAGTAATAATTTTTTTAGTATCATTATTAGGTTGTTCGATTTGTTTAATTAGTTCGCTTTCCATTAATAACTCATCTTTTTTGGATAGAGTTTGTTCTATTTCTTGTTGAACTAATTTTCTTAAATTATTTTTAGTACTCATAGATAATTGACTAGTAATATCATCATCGATTTCATCATCATTATAGTCACTACCTAAATATTCTTTAAGGATATGACGAACAGGAAGCATTTTACGGACGGTTTCATGAATAGCATCTTTAATAAGAACTTCTGAATCAGCGAGATTACGTTGTAAGTCTATAGGAGAGAGAAGATGATTAAATAGATAAGGTCTTTTCCAGAATGAGCGGGCGACTTCGGTATAACATTTATGAATAAAGAATGGACCTTGAGGAACGTTTAATTGGATAGTTTTTTTATTATTATTTTTAAGTTGAATAGCGGTTAGAACTTTAGTATGACTAACGAAAACTGCGGTAATTAAGTCTTCAATCCAGTCACATTCAGTATTTTTTTGAATACGTTTAAATTCAGCATCTATACGGTCAGTATTCCATTTAGGAACATTAGATAATAATTGTTGAAATTTTTTCAAAATATTATTATCTTTACTTTGTTCGCAATATTCACGGGCAACATCATAGATAGATTTAATACCTATATAAATTTGAGGATATAATAATTGAACTAATTGATGTGTATATTCTTGTTTAGCATCAACAAGAACGGCGATATTAAATTTATCCATATTCTCTTATGATAAAAGAAAATGGATATATAAACAATACGCATTTAATTCCAAGCATAACTATCTAATGGTTGAGTATAAGGATTAGATTTAAATGCATTAAGCATAGAAGGTTCGATACGATTATTCATGAGATCTTTATCTTTATCTTCATAATTATTTTTTTGAGCGGTATAACTACAAGGGATATTTTGAGGGATAGAATTATATACTTTTTCAGTAGTCATTTGACGAGTATTAACAGTATCACTATCTAATTTTTTAATATCAACATTAACTTTATCGACACCATTCCATAATTTAACACTTTCATCAGTAGGAGCACGACCAATAAGAGTACCTTCACGTGCGATATTTTGTCTCATATTATAATCAGTATCATAAGTCATATGTTCTTTAAATGTGGTATGATGAGCAGTTCCTTCATATTCATAGTCACCTGAAAATTGACGATTAGTATTAGGTGCTTCTTGTTCATTAGTGATATAACCGAGACCATTTTGACCATTATTACCACCAACATTACCTTCACGACTATATAAGGTAGTTTCTTTAGTCGTGGTTTTAACGACATCATTAGGGTCATAAATAGTGACTTTATTAGGACCTTTTAAGAAACCATCATGATCATTATCGATAGTAGTTTCTTTAATAGTAGTTCGAGCGACATCATTACTATCCCAAACGATATTACGAGATATATGACCGACACCGACATAACCTTCTTCATTAGGATTAGCTTCGAAGTTTTCTTTACGAGTAGTTCTAAATACATCTAAAAGAGGAGCAGTTATAGCATTAATAATACCTCTAAAGTTAGTGACATGTGTTCTTTGTCCTGTAATATCTCTTTCATTAGTAAATACGGACATAGCATTTTTATTATAATTACCGAATGCGACATTACTCCAAGCACCTTTATTATGAGGATTAAGTTTCCAATCATTAAGGAAGTTTTGACGTGTTGAGATTTTGTATAATTCACGTTGTCTTTGAGCTTTAGCATCGGTAGTTTTAGCTGAACCGGTATAACTTTTAGTATATTTACGGTTAGTATCTTTAGCAATAATATAAGGTCGTTTCGTTTCACGGAGATATGCACCAGTCGTAGTTAAATAACGGTCTTCATTTTGAATATAAAATTTATCAGGT